TTAACCTCAGACGAACTGAACCTTCCGGTCATAGCCGTACTCTGATTAAACTTACAGTGTATTGTTCCTATCTCTCTACCAGCAGGTGAGAAATGTACGTCTAGACAGTCGTTGATAAAGTGATCATAGTAAGTAGAGATCATCTTCGAGAGTTGCCTGTACTTTAGAATCAGTGGTGGTAGTAACTCTCGCTTATTCAGCTTATGTTTCCGTACAGTTTTCCTGACAGCTCTATAGAACTTATCTCCTGACCATCCTTCTTCTCCTGAGTCTCGAATGACATCCACTAGCGGATCTGACACATAGCGGATCATCGCGTATTCGTCGAAGGCCCAGTTACCTCCCCCTGTCTTACCACCTGTCTTGTGATTCTTCTTTGGTTTCGTCTTATACTTTAATGGGATTCCTAGCTTCTCGAAAGCTGCCGGTAACTGTAAAGCACTACTACCAGGATTAAACTCATCCACAGTCACAGATATCATGTCGCCCTTCTTCTTCTTCTCGAAGGTAAGAGGACATATCAGTTTATCCAAATCAGCTTTGATCCTATCCAAGGTAACTTGGGCTTCAGCCTTTAACTCTCTAGCTCGGGTTATGTCGATTAACACTCCCGTGCTTTCCATGTCAAGACAGACAAAGAGTAAATGCCGTTCTGTTTCGTAAAGCTCATTACAGATACGGCGAGCTCGAGGATAAAGTACTCCAAAGATTTCCAATGTAGCTTCAGTATCCCACCTGACTCTGTCCTTGACTAGACTGAGAGGGGCATCTCTGAAGTTTGGAGATCGTCCATGCTCTTTGATAAAGCTTCGCTTGTTAGCTTTTAACCAGTACTCGATCTCATCTTTATCTTCGGTTGTCCAGCCAAGATGTTTCTTGGCCAGGAACCTTAGATTGTGCCTCTTCTCTACTGAGTCCAGTACCTTGGATAGAATCATTGTACAATGGATGTCGGATTTAAGATTGAGAACATCGAGACCTTCGAAGGAGAGCATCTTCAAATCGAACTTAGCATTCTGAAATACAATATGCTTAGTAGGATCATTCATTAGTCGCTTCAACCAACGAAGGTTCCGAGGATTCTTGAGCATGAAGCCCCACTCGCCTTTACTAGTTTTGTAACTCCAACAAAAGATACGAGCTCCAGCGGCGTTTCCAAACTTATCTCTAACGCCATTGGAGTACGGATTTAAACCCGTAGTCTCGGTATCGATTGCAACTACGTTACCTTCTAGACAAGGTAAGGGCGGGAGCAATCTAGATCGTTTATTCTTAGTACGTTTATTCCGCATGCTTGTAATCTTTCTAAACCAGCTTTATTCCGATAGTCCTGATAATAAAAAACCTTGGTGATGTTGCTTTGAGCGATAAGAGTAGCACAGGTTTCACATGGAGCCATTGTCACGAACATAATCTTGTTAGGTATTCGTCCATCTACCATAGCAATCGCGTTGGCCTCAGCATGCAGGCAACCACAATTACCTTTCTCGTTACGACAAGCTTCGTTACCAAGTTGCTTAGGTGGACCGTTGTAGCCTGTGGCCAGAGTTACTCTCATATCTTCGGTAGTGATCACACAACCCACAGCTCGATTGTCCTGCTTACACAAAGCTCGACTGGCCCAATCTAAAGCAAACCGCATATAGATAACTCTACGCTTAGGTCTATTCTCATTAAACATCTCGTATACTCCCTTCTTAAAAGTGATTAGATAACCAGGGAACTTTTTTCTGCATATCAGCCAGTACCTTGTTAGCAACTTCCTGCATTTGAGGATGAGGAGCTGAGGCCGCGTACAGAAGACCATCCGTCAGTTTGTCCTCTGGTGTTCCAGCAGGAGTACATCTCATCGTAAAGAAATGATCCCAGTGGCGAAGGTTACCAGTGATTACAATTTCGGTCATAAGACTGTTTGGTAGTACTGACCGTGCTTGCTGTGGAGTCCATCCTTGTTCTAGAAGATGTATATAACCACACTCAGCAATCTGCATATTGAATAGCCAGTAATCTTCTGGCCCTTCCAAACTACTGATAGCAGCATCATCTGTCTCGCATGAGGCTTCACCTGGCTCGAAGTTTATCCAAGGAGGTATAATAAAGGTCACGCCACCTTTATAGTTGCAGTACCTTGTACTTACTTGTGCGTAACTGAATGGTCTATGCCGGACGATCTCGTGAGTTACACCACGATCACAGGTAATCCGATAAGAGAAGTACTGATGGGCGATCTGCTCTTCCTTAGTTAACTCTCCGGTATAAACATTTGCCATACCATTCCTTCTGTGCAAAGGCAGGTCTTGAAAACCTGTGAATATAAGAGGAACTACATCGCCACCGACTAACGCTATCGAGTTTCTGATGTGCATATCAACTCCAACATCTGCACAGATATCTCTAAGAGCTCGTACATTTCCTGAAAGGAGACATCCATGTGCTCCCTGAGTAAGAGAGATGTGATTCCTGTGAGGATCTTGTAACAGGACTAACCTTTCATATAGAAAGGTACCAATACTTAAAACAAGGTTAGCATGTTCGATCATAGCGTGATGTTTCCTGTTCAACAACATCTGAACGAACTTTGGCGCTGATTCTTCCGTGATGTTGTCTTCGCTTTTGTAACAGGTTCGACCTGCTCTTTCAATTACTACCAGCGGATCACCAGTGCAATCGAGTCTTTCAACTTTTGGTTTTAGCAGTTCCATTTTTAAAATATACCCCTTTCTTTAAGGTCCTTTTGATAGGCGTGGAACGAGCCGGCAAAGTAAGTCAGCATGCCCATCTCCAAGCCAAGTTGATCTGCGAACCAATCCTGCATTAACGCAGCAAGACAGATATCCACAGCGAAGTGTGTAAGGAAGTCACAGGAGCGCATCGTGTAAATCAGATCGACTCTTCCTTTACGAACCATGATCTGATAGTACATACTGCAAGGGATTCGACCTCCACCACCTTTGTTAGCCAGGTCAGCGCTACTGTCAACCTGATTGACTGAACGACCGGGTACAAAAGTAATCTGACCAGCAGCTTCAGGACAGATATTGCTATGGATATTTAGAATACCCTGACGGGACTCAGGATTATGCCTTAGCTCATCCAGGATATCAAATATCTGCGGAGCCAGTCGTTCACTGTAGGTATAGGCGAACTTACCATCGTGCAGAAACTCATCCCATATATTCTTTCGATTTACATAGGCCAGACCTGGATTAGTGGCTGTACCAGAAACTCGATCTCTGAGTTCGGCCAGTACATAGGTCAGAACATCTCCGCCCTTCTCTTTGAAGAAGTATTCCATAACTCGTTTAGCCATCTCTGCATCCCACTTCCAATTGACAAGCTTGAAAGCGTAGCCCTGCATCTCCTTCGTCAAATAATCGGGATCATTCCGAATGTCCTTGTCCTGCATTGTTTGGGGATGGACCTCGATGCCCATCTCCATGAGGTCTCGTTCGGTTTCCCGAATCGCCTCATATAAATTAGTATAGATCCTCATTCTGTTTTTGCTCCTTTCTCTAAGTACTCTACTATTATATCACCATGACAAGCTTTAGGTTTACACCAACACCCAAGCAAGCATCCCTTTAATTTATGAACCGCCGCTTTGAAAGCCGGGTCTGACTTAAGTCTTGCATAAAAATATACCCTATACTTCTTGATTGATTCCTCTCGGGAATATCGACTAAGAGGGAAGCGACTTCCAAATATAGTAGTACGATCAATCTTTACTATTATCGGAGACCTACATCTTTTAAGATGAACTACCTTAGTCTTTTTCATAGCTCTATATCTTTCAGTGTAAAAGATTTTGGATAAACACCTTTTGGTTTAAGCTTGCCCCTATAGTAGAACCACTTCTCAATATAACGTTTGGCAGGACCGTACTTAGCTTCATCTAGCATTTTCATACCAGATTTTGCATAGTGGTATAGGAACCTTCTTCTGTAGACTCCTGCAACTCTTTGCCATGGAAGCGGAGCTCGTTCGAAGGCAGTCTTCGTCTTTTTGTGCAGGCTCTTCAGCTTAGTCATCAATCGTTTGTTCAGGAAGATGACCTGCATAGATCTCAGATAACTTACCTGGAGGTCTACAACGTACCATCTGAACTTGATCTTGCTGGGATCACCAATCTTCTCAGCTATCTTGTAGGCCAGGGCGAGATCGAAGAACGACATATAACCGGCGTAACAAGTTCTACTGAGTAAGGTAAGGGTGTTATTGCAGTAAGTTACACTGAGCAGACAGTTCCCGTACTGATGGTTGAGCCTCTTACCAGCAATCGACTTAAACAACATAGAAGCACTACACTGGTTGCCTAACTTCCTGGTCACATTAATAAAAGCTTCTAACCTATCTTGATCAACGTACTGATTCACCAGCCTTGTCCAGCGGGATTTAGAGAACCCAGTTTCCTTTCCTAGGTTTACGTTATATTCGCAGGTCTTGGCCCTGAACAGCATATTGAATCTGTGGTAGGCATTGGACTTACCAGTACCTTCGTCATCCTCTAACAGAGATGGCAGTAGATTCTTGGCCAGCATAGTTAAGTTTGGATATGATTTATTCATTAGTAGTTCGTCTCCTGTCTCCAAGTATTAACGGTGTGTTTCCTGGTATACAGCACGTATACATCAGCCAGGGAGAAGCCCATCTCGTTCCACATTATTGCGAAGTCCTTCCAAGCCACAAGAAGCTTCTGTTGGAACCTGGTCTTGTCCGTAGGCATCTGAGTTTGTTTCCAGGGTTTGTTCTTCAAGGTGTTAGCAGCTAGACCCAGACTAAAGATTACTTCTGCCACAAGTAACCTGACATCGAAGTCATCGTTGATATTGAAGAGAACAGGTTCAGCAAAGATATTGGATAGCACATCAGAGATCTCGTTCTCGTTCATCTCTGCTATGATTGAAGCTTCGACCAGGAAGTGCAGAGCGTCAGCCAACTCCTCAAAGAAGTGCCTCAGGTCAGCATTGTTTTCCCACCGACCTTTCCAATTAGCAATGGTCTCATCATTAGGAATAACCTCCATAGCTTCACAGAGTTCCTCAGTAGTGCGCCAGAACATATCCTTGAGAATATACTGAACAGCACTGTCATCAATGTTCCAAGGAGGATCTGGATATTTAATCCCATTGGCTACTTCGATGGAATGGTACTTTGTCATCAGAGTTCTCTGAAGAGCAAAAATCCTTATGACTGGATCGCCAGGTATTTCAACTTGATCTGTTACGTCGTCGATATTCACTTGATCAACTCCTTTCTTATCTCGATAACTTCATCGATACTTTTAGTAATCCCGTCGACCAATGAGCTAGCCTCATCATCTCTAGGATCAAATATAGTTTGCAAGTACTTCTTTCCAAGTACCTCCCAAGGTACACTGTACTGTAGAGCTACACTAATCGTGATAGCAAGTGCGTCTATCAGTCCAGCTATGGTAGAACCTTCCTTGGCGATCTTAATAAAAATCTCACCTGGGTCAGCCGTGTCCTTAAAGAAGTTCACAGTAGCGTAATACTCCATGTTAGCTACTTGTCCTTTTTGAGTTATACCTACCCGAGTTTTTTCTAGCTTTCTTCTTTGAGCCGTATGCATTTTACACTATCCACTTTCTTTAATCTTTTTAACTCATCTTTTAGTTTTAACCTTGTTTTAAGATTCTTATTCGAGACAGCTTTCTGTTTTGCTTTTTGATTAGCCCCCTTTCTTTCGCCAGGACCTAAGATCAAGTTAGCCAGTTTTATGATTACTTCTAGCTCTTTTCGTTTTGTCCGAGAGTAGGGTAGCATTAGAAGAGCAAATTCAATAACCCTTTCTTTTCCCTCAATATGTAATTGATAGATAGGCTTTGGTCCAACCTTCTGAATTCGACCATAGCCTAAGACATATCTAATATGATAAAGAACCTTAGATCTTTTCTGGCTAATAGATAATCTAGGATTGCAATACTTTGAACCTTTTGCACAAGCATTGCCCTCACCATCAAAGAATCCTGCTATGTAAGCAGCATCAATTTTGGAAACCTTCTTCATTCTGCAAGCCTTTGTGTTAAAAGATATCCTAGAATACAGTAACCAAGGCTGTCTTTGAGTGTGTCCTGCATCGATTCATCTCCGAGATCAATCGCATCATCACCCTTGATGTTTTCTATCCGGCCTACCTTAGAAGTCAAGCGAACAAGAATTCCTAGTTCTTTCCAGACCTCCAGTGGCTTTACTCCATACGCCTTGTGCTTCTTTAACAGGAACTTGGCAAAGGTCATTCGGTTGAAGCGATGGTCAGTCAGTATTTCACTGGTCACAAATCCGGCTTGTAAGAAAAGAGTTTCCCAGTCTACCACCTCATTGGCTAACACTCTAAGCCGAGCCACATTGATTATGCTCTGCAGCATCTCCAACCATGATTGGCTTTTGTGCTTCTCGACCTTTGCCTTCTCGATCTGTTGTATGACCCTGAAAACATCACAAGGTTCTTGCATTAATAGTGCTTCCATTTCGTTCTCCTTACTGTTTAGATAAAGTTTTCTGTCTCTTACGCAGCTGTTTAGTAAAGCCTGCATTTTTTATGTACCAACCGGTACCTTCGATTCTAGCTAAGCATCTGTGCTGAACCAACTCTCCTATCAAGGATTTGGCAGTGGCAGGATCTCCCACATAGTCGGCCAGAGTATCAGAGTTAATCCGATGCATCTCTAGCAGACCTGTAACTGTTGCCAGCTCGTCAGAGCTCAGCATCTTTATACTATTGTTAACTTCCTTAGGTTCGTTAACCTGGGAGGCAGCAGCTGTTGTCTGACTGAACAAGTTATAGGCCATACTTGGTTTGTTATAAAATGATTTTAGAATCTCAGTAGCACAGTTAACATGCTTAGAGGTGATGATCAACTTCTCAAAGGATTTGTCTGTACTAAAAACTCTAGCCGCAACTGCTGCACTAACCTTGGCTATTTTAATACGTATATTCTCAGCTTGTACTAATGGAATAACTGGAGAGTAGGTATTGCCAAATTCTACTGACTTCTCGATTATCTTTGTGGTAGCCTTATCAGTGAAGGTAATCTGACTTGGAGATCTAGACCAAGCCCACAAGATCAAAGCTTGACAAAGCTCAGCAGGAAATTTATCTTTATCCTTGGTATCGTATATTGCCGGAGCGTTTATAACTTCACTAGGTACCTCGTTCGAAGCTACAGTCAGAACAGCATCAAACCTACTGACATCCTCTACTGCTCCAATTAGTTCCTTGACGGCCTCAATTCCAGTATTGTAGGTAGCCATCGATCTTCCACTTCGAGGATTAGCCAACCATATTATTCGAGTGTTGGCCTGTGTAGTCTCACGGATGATCTTAACTATCTCTGCTACTCCCTCTGACCTAATCCTGCTAAGACGACCAATCTCTTTTGTCTCAAGGCTCGAGGCTTCATCTATAACGACGAGACGTCTATGGTTGAGAGGAAGTAATCCCCACGTAATCCTCCAGTTGTTTCCTAACTGTTGTAACCCTCCTACCAATCCAGCAAAGCTACAATTATCACCCGAGGCAATCTCTCCTAGTTTATAATACTTACTGAGTCTCTCGGTGACATATCCTTTACCACAACGAGTATCTCCCAAGACTAATACGTCCAGCATACCCCTGTGTACAAACTCCTTGTTAAACCAAAAAGACGGAACTGAGTGGAAGGCCAAATCTATCATCATGTGCAAGTCAGGACGATCGAGTATCTTGGTTATGTTCCGAGACTGCCAATCAGCTATGCTCTGCATCTTAGCCAGGTAACTTATTTTCTTTGGTCTGAATATGGTCAGCTTCTTACGAAGCTCAGTACTTAGTTCAAAGGTTTCGATCTCGTCCTGGACAGGCTTAGCTTTATCGAATAGGTAAATAACGTGTTGGTCTTTCGGAGAGTTGGTCATTGATCCTTCAAAGCGGTAAGCCTTGTTAGCTCGTAAACCATGTCCAATATAGTAAGCAGCTCTTACAACATATTCTTTGGACTCAGAATCTAAAGTTGGAATAAGCATGACGTGCTCTACGTTAAAGGTCTTGAGGTAATCGACCTTACCTTTACAATTCTGAGTATTAGTAATCCCAATTCGATTTAGTAATCTTCTTCTGGTAGTATCGTACGGAGTATCTAACATCCGAAGAACAATAGTGTTATCCAACTCTAGGTCATAATCTCTAAATCCTTTATCACTGTTCGCGATAGGACAATCATCACAGCTATCACTACAACTAACTCTGAACTTTTTGGGCAATAGATAAGGAGCGTGATCTTTTCCGGTGATCAAAGCTTCGATTGAGATTCTCTGTCCAAACCAATCTGCTTTACTTGCTTGATCTAAGGAAACTTCTATAGCTTCATCCTGCGGAGTAATTAACTCGTCAGGATTGTCGACTAAGGTTTTAGCCTTGGCGGTCCATCTTTCCCAGGCTTCTTTTTTACGCATCATAGGTTTCTTGGTAACATAGTCAGTAGTATCTTTACCATACTTCTTGGGAACTTCCAGCTGTCGTATACTCTTGGCCAGATTTAGAAGTTGTTTACATACTCTCTTGGCTCCCTCTTTACCTGGCTCATCATTGTCGTAGACAATTATTACATCTCTTCCCCTGAACAATTCGTTATACTGACTAGGCCAGGTCTTAGCTCCAGAGGATGAGGTGACTGCGTATAAGCCCATACAGAGCAAAACAAACATGTCCCATTCACCTTCACAGATATAGATAGGTTCGTCCTCAGGAGCTTCCATCAAAACCTTCAGAGGATATAACATTGTAGGACTGCCGTATGATCGTGGTTCATTCTTGGAGGTGAAGTTGATTACCTTGGCTTTGGCTTTTGGATTGCACATCCGGGCACTGACGCATAATCCGAATTCGTTGTAGACAGGCAGTATAATCCTATTACCATTCCAGCCAATCTTATGTTGTATGATTTTAGCTTTGGATAAATGCCTTTTGCGAAGATACCGCATAACGCTAGGAGTCTGATATAACTTCCTAACCCATTTGCGTATCTGACTATCAGGAATGATGGGATGAATGAACTTGTGAAAAATAGAGCGGGCGGCTTCTCCATCAGAATACTCTTCGTATGCTGCTTGAAAAGAAACGATGGAGTTGCCGCCCTGTTCGTCCGATGCACAGAAAGAATACCATGCTCCTGTATCTCTGTTAATGGAAAGACTAGGTATTGTCTCCTCAACGAATGGGGACTTTACTTTTGTCTCGTCACTCCCAGTAGGCCAAGTAATATCAGGAAAAATTGACCGATAGTACTCTTCAGGACTAACATTCTTTTTTATGTATCTGACTAACGAAGTAATCATAGATTAATCTTCCTCTATTGCCGCCTTGATCGCTTTGAGTAAAGCAGCAGGGTTCTTGAACTTACCACTCAGACCTGAGTAGTCGCCGATCTCACAAAGTAGTTTGGCCGAGCTGTCGAAGTCGTCAGGAGCAAAGCTGTATTCCTTTGCCAGCTTGTTGGTCTCCTTAACTTCAGCAGAACTGAGCTTCTTGCTCTTCAGTTCACAGGGAGGAACTTCCTCTTCCTCTTCACCTTCTTCTTCGGCCTCTTCTTCAGCTTCCTCTTCCTTGAGGTCGTCGATGTCGATTACCTGCTTGTCACCGTCGTCAAACGTGACGTTAGCATTCTCGTCATCGATCTTTGTGATCTTACCGGCGTAGTCCTTACCGTCGATATCAACTAAGCAGCGGTCGCCCTTAGCCCAAGCTTCACCTTCTTCTTCGGCCTCTTCCTCTTCGGCCTCTGCTTCAGGTTCTTCCTCGGTCTCTTCCTCTTCGGCCTCTGCTTCAGGTTCTTCCTCGGTCTCTTCGGCTTCCTCTTCCTTGAGATCGTCCAAGGCAATTTCCTGCTCGTCGCCATCATCAAACTTAACGAGGGCGTCATCGTCGCCTTTGAGCTTCTTGATCTTACCAGGATAATCCTTGCCGTCAATGTCTACGACACAACGATCACCTTTAGCCCAGTCCTCGCCTTCCTCTTCGGATTCGGCTTCGGTCTCTTCGGCATCAGGTTCAACGCTATCCTCAGTAGCCACGGCATCTTCATCGAGTTCATCCTCGACCTCGTCAGAATCCAAAGCCTTAATGATGCGGCTGTTCTGCTGCTCAACCATGTCACCATCAGAATTCTTTTTCTTCTTAGTTGCCAGACGTACAACAGCGTAGGTAGGTCCTTCTACCATCTCTTCCAACGTTGCCAACAGTTTCTTCTTGGTGCTTGGCTCTTCGTAACCGAGGCGAGCTAGGCTGCCTTTGAAGTAGGCCAAAGCATCTTCGGTATTGAGACCCTGATGGATAAAGATATGACGACCTTTATTGTCGCCCGATACAATAATCCATTCCCAAGAGCACTGCAAACGTCCGCTAGACTTAGCGTTGTTGATGTTGGCACCAACTAACTTAGAAGGATAGCTGCCGTCGGGAGTTTCGTCGAAGGTATAAGCGTCGACGCCTTCCCAGGATTCTTCAAACACAGAATCCAGCTGTTCATTTACTGAGCCCAGCCCGTGCTCATCTTTGGCTTTAGCCTTTTTTGACTTTGCGCTTTTTTTTCTTGCCATGTTTCTTGGCCCCTTTCTTAAAAGTTTCGGCGAAAGCTTCGCCATTCAATAATTCAAAACCATCAACTGGTTTTCTACGACCTGTTCTATCTTTAGCATAGATAGATTCTAAACACTTAGTACGAATAGTGCGGACTTGTTTACGCTTACCTCCTTCCCGCATAATTTTGAATCCGCAGTAACCAACAATATCACAAACTGGAACTAACACTTTACTGGCTGACTTACCTATGTCAGGCATTGTACGTTCAGTCTCCATGACCGAAGTCCTAATAGTCGTAATCCGCTCGTGGCAGATAAGCGCTACTCCAACGTTAATCTTCAACAACCTTTGCAGAATGGTCCAGATACCTTTCTTATAGGCCTTCCAACCCTTGGCGAAACCTACATCGCCCAGAGCTTCAATACCTAATTGATCGCAGGTATACTCCTCGACCATAAGACAGATGTCGTTAACATGGTCTAGACAGACAAGGTCGTAAGCAAGAGTACCGGCTTTAAACTCGGACTCTAGTTTCTTTACAATCGCATCTAACTGCTCATAGTTATGAGCTTCTAACCTACGAGCTGATAGGTAACGAGTTCCTCGGTCTGTACTGATAAAGAAAACTTGATCAGCCAAACTGTCGATGAACATTGTCTTGCCCACACCTGGAGGACCGTACACCATGATGATATGGTCAAAGATGGTCTGAGCTATTACTGACCTATCTGTTGGTAAGACAATCTCACTTTTTCTTTTGGCCTTTACCTTTACTGCCTTTTTTGACGACTTTGCCTTTGCCTTTTTTCTTTTTGGTGGCATGTTTTTTATCCTCCGGATTATATTGAGAATATAGTTGACCTGTTCCACGATCTAAACACTCGTTGCAAAGAGGAAAGAATTCACAGGTCTTAAAGAATTCTCCACAATTATGATCTGCCTCTGGCCACTCCTGTGGATCAAGAGGATCGTCCATCCTGCTAAGTAACCATTCATACTCAGCATTAGTTGTTTCTAAGCTGTATACGAAGTTAGCTATCTCAGCTTTAGTAAAGGTAAGAGTTTCACGATGGAAGTAGAACTCAGGCCTGTTCATATAGTCTAGCTGTATACGGTCAGAAAAATCCTTAAGCGACTCGCTTGACTTTCTCCTCAGCTTACACTTCTTAATCATATTGTAAGTAACCTGCTTAGGATTAAGGTTTAGTCCTCTCCTAGTTCCTAACAGATAACTTCGCAGCTGTCCATCCATCGGCAGAGCTTCTATAAAAGCTCCGTCAAGCTTGCTGATGATCTTATGGTCTAGAACTCGTTGTTTACCATCAATGATGGGCAGCAGGTCTATCTTACCTCTGTAGTCAAAGGGGCCCATATTAATATCAAACCACGCCTCAACTCCGGTCTTCCTGTTGATCTTCCATTTCTTTCGGTCACTAGCATAGTTACTAGCGTAGCCCATCAGCATACCCGTGACAGTATCTAATAAGATCATCAGGTTATCGTAGTCATCCTGATTATAGAAACGAGAGTTACCTTCGATCCTGGCTTTAGTTTCTTTGACGATTCTCGCAGCCACTTTGCTCATTCGTACTTTTGGAAAGCGATACCACAATTCTAGTCCTTCGTGTCCAGCACTACTGATGACCAACGGAGCGGCTTCTCTTCGAGACCTTAATCTAAACAACTTAGTCCAGAAGAACTTACGCTTACATTTCCTAAAAAGCTTTTGGGTGGAATATGACCAACCAAATCTCTTAGGAATACGGGGAGGCTTTGGGAATGGATTTTCTACTATTAACAATGAATTTGCCATCTTGCCTTACTCCTTTCTTTTCGATTAATTTTTAATTATATGATAAGTTATTTCATTTGTAAGCTGTCAAATTGAGAATGCGAGAAAGCGAATCTCCCATGTTAATCCTGGCCGTTATATAGTCAGCCAGGGAGATATTCTGCATGAGAGCTTCTAATATAGTAATATCGATAGAATCTTCTGAGACAAAATCCCAGTAAGTTATACACTCAAATCCTTCTGAACCTTTCCGACGTATTCTCTTTTCAGATTGCTGACGCGATACCACTCTAGAAGAGTTAGAGAAGTATACTGCCGTATCAGCTACGACTAACTCGTTCATTCCAACTCCAGCATCTACCTGTCCAACGAATAGCTTAACAGATTTATCTTCAGCAAATCTTTCACGAGCTTCAATCTTTTGGTCAGGATCTAATCTACCACTGAATGTGACTGATTTGATACCCAGGTTCTTAGCTTCCGAAGCTATCTTAAAAATCTCAGCAGTATGAGCACACCATATAACAAGCTTCTCTTTGTTTTTGAAATAGTCTTCTGAGACAAGAAACTCTTTCAGCAAATCTAGCTTAGGAGACTTCATCCAAATAGGTCTATGATTTTCATCGTAGATAAAACCTGAAGCGATCTGTCTATACTTAATGCACTGCGATATTACCTGATTAAGTTCTATGATGGGTCTACCAGGGATTACCACATCAAAGTCTGACATGATCTTTCTATACAGGTGTCGCTGCTGTCCAGACATCCGAACTGATTTAGTCAATCGACGAACAGGAGGAAGGTTAAGTACGTCATCCTCATGAACGTAGAAGGACATCCTACTAAGTTTACTAGCGATAAGATCCTTGGCGTTATGCTTCAGATACCATCCAGGACCTGATTGGATATAATATCTCTTTTTAAACTTCCACCAGTTGTTACCGAACGTTCTACCATTATCTACGAATAAGGACTGCGTGTAAACGTCGCCAGGAGTATTTGTGATAGGCGTTCCTGTCATAGCTATTCTATGAGGGATATGCCTAGTAGCTGCTATCACCTTTTTAGTTCGCTTAGCTTTCCACCTTTTAATAGTATGCGATTCATCAGCGGCAGTAACCTTCCAGAGCATGCTCCTAATCCAACGGAAGATCCTGGCATTCCTAACCTGTCCGTATGTTATGATCGCCCAGCGTGGATCAAGAGGCAGTTCCTGTCTAGTATTCTGTAGTGCGAATACCTCACTTCCAGGAACTCCTTCTAGGGCTAACTCTTTCTGCCAAGTAAAGTAATCATCTCTCCTGCAGATTATCAGGGCAGGTAAACGGAATCTAGCATATCTGGCAACCACTAAGGTCTTACCAGTTCCGCAAGCCATGTACAGACCGACACAACCATTCATCTTTTTTAAGAAGTTAGTAGCCCTTACCTGATGAGGCATAAACTTTCTAAACGGATGTACTCTTCTAACCTGTACTTGCTGTACTGTCATAGAATGCCTTCTTCAACGAAACATGTTCTTTTGAGATGGGAGTCATTCCACGTGTCAATAAAATCTAAAGCACACTTCTGACAACAGAAAGATTGTGGAGAGACATCGAGCTGTGCATCCTCAAAGAATGCAAGGCCCATAGCGTGTCCTACAAATCTTCCAAACTCAGGCGAACGAATATAGAACGTAACCATTGCGATCATATAGTAGTGGTCTTTCGTGTAAACTTCGGACATAGTTTACCAGCAGCGGACTTGCAATGGATAGAAGCATAGTACTGGCATTGCCGACAGATGTAACCATCCTCAACTCCCTGAGCGTTATCTCGGCCTTCTAGAAGCCAGCTCAAATCTACAGGTTCATAGGTGGCAGGTTTAAGAACCTTACCTCCGGCATCTTTTATCAGACTGCCATCTTTACAGACCTTAGTCATATTCGACCTGTGGATCTGGGCGAAGACCTCGTCTATTGGTAAGCCCATCTCAGCAGCTATACCAAAGGTAACGTAGAGGAGGTCTCCAACACCGTCGGCAGCTTTGATCAGGTCCTTCTCTCGAAGCGCATCACCTAGTTCGCCTGCCTCTGAAACTATGAGAGTTATCCTTCTCAGCGCATCTTCGGCGGTAATCAAGGTAGGGTGAGGGGCGATAGGTACCTTGAACGCAGTATGAAATTCCAGCATCATTTCTTCGTAATCATACATCTATTCGATCTCCTTAACATCGGCTGCCCATAAGTTTACGGGTTGTAGCGGTTCATTAAAAGTACTCTGACACAGACAGACCATACCACCTGCTGCGATTATCTTCTTCTCTTCCTCGGTGGGTTTCCAAACGCTGGTTACTCGACCATCAGGATCTTTGAAGACAGGCAGCGGTATATACTGTGGTTGATCTTCTGCAAAGGTTTCGTTCATTGACTCAAATTTTATAGGGTCCATCTTGAATCTCCTTTACTTTGTGATATAGTCCATAACAGATATGATAAGTAGTCCTATCACGCTGCCACATATTATTATTGTTAATAGGGCAAGAGCCCCACCCATGAGTATATCGCGAGGAGCATCTCTCCAGGCCTTATCTAACTCTTCTCGTCTCTTCCAATAGTCTTCATTCATACTAAAATTACTCTCCCTTCTGGATAGAATCCTCTAAACTTATAAACGGTATCTTCAGTCCCACCTGTTCGATCGCCGGACACACAGGCTATCAGGACATCAGAATCTTCAGCTATATTTGTGTTCCTTGAAAATCCAGCGTGCCTACCTATTGACCAGTCTGGTTTATGAACTAGAATAGGTATCTCGTGTTGAGAAGCTATTATCTCAGCAAATCTGTCGCCACCTTTAGGACAGCCTCCACTGACAATAGTATCGCCATCTTCATAAACGTCAAAGAAAGCATCCTCAACACGTATTAGGTCTTTAGTAGTATTCCTTCTCCTAGACCCAACTATACCTATCCTTGTCATTCGTCATAATCCTCAAGAACTTTACCTGTAGCATGTTTCCAGTAGTCGTCGATTAACTCGTTAGACAGTCCTGGCAGACCTACCAATTCTCTGGGGTCATCAGTGTCCCTAGCTATCAGAGCGTTGATAACCTTAATATGCTGGATCTTCTTAGGAGGAGACCACTTATCAGTAAGCCTATACTTGAGAGGGAATAGCACGAACTTCTCCAAGTGATACCGAACACCTCCGACTGAGTAACCAAACTTAGCTACCAGATCTCTAGTCGTGGTATCGTAGGTATAAGCTCTAGCTACATCGAAAGAAAAATCGTTGGCTGTAACTTCAAAGGATGCCAGCTTATATTTCTTCATGTAGTTATGGACCGTAGCTTCAGTTACCTTAAGGAGGAAAGCCATCCTCTTTATTGAATCTGCTTTTCCATGAGCCTTAACAATAGCACTCTTTACATGTATTGATTTTCTTCCCATTATAACGTTCTCCTAACTCTCATTAAAATTCTGCCCAGCATATTGTGGGCTTGTACATCTTTACATTTAGGACAAGTACATCTGCCCCAATAGTTATCGTGCCAATAATTACCTTCGATTAAGATCGCGTTCCCTGTCGCCTTAAGTTCCTTGGCCAGATGTGAATTCTGTTTGAACTTAGCCATAACAACTAAGAGCATGATCATATCCTTGACCTCCTCCCAGTCAGGGCGTAGATCCACCTCTTGTCCTATCCTCTTAGCTTTGTCAGGGAATGGCGTCTTCCTTATCTGATACTTATCGCTAGGGTTGTCTGTCTTAAGCGCCTGGTACAGATGCTCAGCTGTGCGATAGTATTCTCCTTGATGGAAGATACCACTCTCTGCAAAATTACTGAGAAACCTATAGTGATTCTTGAAGATAGTTATTTTCTTATACTTCCCCATTATTGAACCACCCTATAGCTTCGTTTTCAGTCATAACACTCATTATCCCAGTTGAGCCATCGAACCACACTCCAACTTTGCACTTGTCGGCCAGATAGCCCATCGCATCTAAGACGGTCTCAGTAGGAACTTCGTCAGGATCAAGCTTCTCAGTACAGCTTCCAGCGATAGCTATAAAAGCTTCGTGATCAATCCGGTCAGGAGGCAGCACTGATAACGCAAGGTGGTATAACACATAGCCAGGATTGGTAGGGCTTATATCTACAACACCACCTGCGAATAGATCCAGCCCGTCGAGTCCTTTCTTAGGTAGTCTAAGTAACGCTTGTTTTGGACAGACAGCAGCTATACCTGCCAATTTTAATAATTCTCTTCTATTCATTAACATATTTAGATCTCCTTTTTCTTACAGATTTACGAATTCGGGTTCCCGCCAACAATACTTGATAAGTCTTTGTTACAGGGGGCCATTCCAGTTCATGGCCAATGTCCAACATAGTTTTCGTAACGTTCACTCCACAAGCTTCAGGACAGGAGATGACCATAAGGTCTTTGTCTTTATGTTCCTGTAAAAACTCGACAGAGATATAGTATAATTGTTTCCTAGCGGTAGGCTGCCAATATAAACAGCACTCAACCTGACGCTTACTCCAGTCAGGATGGGCCTCCCTCATCCTATCGCAATGCGCTGCCAAGTCAAAGACGTTCCAGATCGCCCAAACAGGTTTAGATAGATCAAAGAGTTTATTGATCATAGGTACCTGAGGAGGACAGCCTGCTTTCTTACCAAAATTGGGACAGCCTTTACGATGTCCAGGATAAGGCTTAAAGCATAGCTTCCTTAGCCGTCGATCAATAGTTATGTTGACCTTAGAGTAGTTCAACAGGGCGACTTTCTTGAGCGGTCTTTCATTATACCGACACGACGGATATAACTAATACCTGAGCGATGCTTCTCTATGGTATTAGTACGAATACGTAACTTACACTCAGGGCATTTCCCTCCGATGGGCTTTAATGAATCGGCCCTAGCGATGGCCTTGACTTTATCTCTGTCCTGCTTAGACTGCTTACGAGCAGCCCTCTTTGCAGCGAATTTGTTTTGTCCTTTGGACATTGCCTTACTCTTTTCATTAAAGTTGGTTCAAAGCTCTTTCACGGTCGAGCTCTTCAAGTTCTTTTTCCATTATAGACTCCATCTGTTTTATACGGATATGCCGCAAAACAGGGACCATGTTTGGATCTGTAAATATTCTCAGAAACGATTGCACCTTTTGTTCGGTAGTTCTGACCGGTCTAGGTTCAGGAGCACATCCTATTAACACTAATGAAGCTATTGCCAAGATAAGGGCAATTACAATAATGGTATATACATCTTTCATTTTATAACTCCTTTTACCAAGTGTCAGTTTCAAAATCAATTCCTTCGCCTTCTTCCCATTCGCCAGTATCGGTATTGCCAGTAGCCTCACCATACTCTGAAACGAGTCCCTCTTCGGTTATAATACCCTCACCAGCCAGCTCGGCCAGAACTGACAGATACCACAGATCATCCGTGGCCAGAACGCAGGTATTGAAATCATCATCAATCTCACGTTCACTCCATCTGTACATTATATCTGTCTTGATATTTATAGTATCGTTCCTGGACATTAGTCTACCTTTGCTTTTTGTCCTGTGATCAACTTCCAGTTAACTATGGCAGGAGCCACGATCTGTCTGCTGGTTATCTGTCCATCTACTTGGAAAACCATGCTTTGGATCTCTCCTAAGTATTTAACAAAGTCAGGATGTAGTTGACTCTGTTCACAATTCAACATTGCTGCTGCTGTTCTTAACATAAATTCCATTATCGTGTACCTCCTGGAGGTTTGCCGAAACGAATTCTTAAATATATTGCACCGAGCAATAAAAAGAACCGTAATCGTAGTATCATTAACTTTCTAAGCATTATCGAGTGCCACCGCTATGTCCTAATTTTCTTAACTGCCTGCGGAGCTTACGTTTCTCCGCCGGATCTGTTTCTTTCTTTAGCTTCTTGGTTAGGTTACTAACCTGGGCATTCTCTTGGTCTCTGATATTCAGGACCTTCTTTTTAGAGTACTTCTTCTTCTTAGAATAGGTCTTCTTCTTGGACTTGACCTTCTTCTCCTTTTTAGGAGTAGGCATCTTGATACCAAATAGGTCGGCTAGCTCTACAAGGTCTGAGGTTCCGAATAGGTATTCTCTTAGCTCATCCAGTTTCTCAACCATCATCTCGACAGTATTGGCATACGTGTCTTTTGGCATGACGCCCATCCGAGCTGCCACCTCTGCTCTGGCATGTTCTTCCACTAGTTTATACAACCATTGGAAGTCACGCGTCTTCATTGTCTTAGGATCTCGTTTCATCCAAATACTCTTTCCGGTAGTTGGTAGTAAAGTTCATATCCACATTCAGAGCAGAGATACTCTTCTTCGTGGTCTTGATTAATACTCCACTTTCCACTGCCTTTAGCTTTACAACGATGGCAACGGTCACCCCAATATATAGCCGAGGCCATTCTGATAAAGAATACTCCGGTTGCCAGGATTATAAGGAGTAGGATAAAGGCCCACTCTGCATTTTCAATTATCCACTGGTTCATCTTCGTTCTCTCCGAATACCTTTTTGTATAAACGGGTTATGACTAGGCCGATTGGATAAAAGGCTTTGTCGACTATTTTTAACCGTCTCTCAATACTGAAGAGCCAGATAATGATTAGTATGTTAAACAGAATTTGATACCGCATTCGCTTTCTCCAAAATTTTGAGTTCATCTTTTCTGAATTGCATAATAGGTGCTCCTGGAACTTGGACATAATAAGGATTTGGGGTGCAGGTTACTTACGTTGACCATCTGCTCCTAGCTTGAGGATCTTTACTTTATCAGTTATCTTAGGAAATTGGTTTGGTTTGATCTCAATTGCAGTATCTATCTGAGCATTGATACGAGAGACTAATTCAGGACAGCCTGGACAGTCAACCTTTTCGAGGTATTGTTTGAGGTCCTTTAACAATCCATTAATTTCATTCTCGAGTCCAGGGTCCCAGAAATGAAACCTGAGCGATACGTCATGAGGTTTTCCATCGGAGGTATTAACGTTCACCCCTAGCAGACCAAGCTCATTTAGCCGATGCTCTGTCCCAAGCAGTATCTCGGCCTCTGTTACTTCTTCTAACTGTCTCTTTGATAAGCCAGATGAATCAGTAGTTATAATCACCTTTGATAATATTGTGGTCTTCATTGCCTTACTCCTTTAGTTTGGTAGTTCTTCAATTAACGTTCGCCCACTTGGTAAAGTATAAGTCCGGTAGTACCTAGCAGGGGCTCTTTGATAAGTACCATTATAGACATTGTTTTCTTTTACGCAGCCTGATATAAAGAGATTGAGAAGACAGGCCATGATTAAGAGCAAGGGTACATGCATAGGAGTTCTCATTATACGACGAGCTCTAGATTTACCTCTCTTAGATTCGGGAGTTTCTTTCTTTTTAGCCTTCCGTCTCTTGGTTAGGTTTTTACCATCAATCAGTTTTCCTTTGTCATCTGGATAGTAGCCCTCAACCACTCTGACATAATGGGCACCAAGACATTGACCCATAAAACGTCTAGCCGATGTAATGGCAGTAGACTTATGCTTATAGCCCCAGTTAGCTCCTCTGCAGCGGCCATTGAAACTCCGGCAGATAAAGTCTCCTCTGCTATTCTCCAATACCCAGTAGTGTCTAGTTCGATCTCGGTCCTGAGATATAGACGAGGGTAAGGTCCTCTGTAATATTCTGAGTGTATAGTTCATTTGGTCACCTCATCATATCCTGGGTGTTTCAGATCTCTGCATAGTTCACATAACTGGGGATGAGCAACTCCAGCCAATACCATAGCTCCACAATCGGGGCAGTGATACATACCTAATGGCTGTCCTTTTAGATCCTCAGGTTTTTCTTGGCAGGGAGCATCGAACAGCTCATTGACCTGAGCATAACATCTGCCACATATCATACCTGTAGGGTTTGGATGTACAGGACCGGCATCATGGAAATGACTAGGAAATTTATAAGCTTTATGAAAACGATCAAGAAGCTTTAGAGCTTTCTGACGTAGCCACCATGTTTTCAGTAGTTCAATTAACTTGTTCATTTTGGTTTCCTCTCTGCCTGTTTCTTATAGGCTAATACTTCAACTTCTGATTCTTTGAAGCCCATGTTGGGAAGGCCACATCCTGTAAAGGTAACTTGGATAGGCATGTTACTTCTAGGATGTAAGCTTACTACCTTTCCCACCTTGCCGTAATACCTGGCAAGCATAGGCTTCTTATCCGTTACCTTTATCCAGTCTTCTTGTTTTATTTCTTGTCCAGCCATGATACTATTTCCTTATATAAGGATTGTCCTCTTTCTTTTTTTCGGCGGTGAATTCCCCCGCTATTTCCCATAGAGCCTGAAGGATCTTGAATATGAAGGCCAAAACGAATACACCTATTATACCAGCGAATAATCCTTTGGGCCACGCCATATACCATAGACAGATGGGATCGTCTCCATGACAGTTCTGTGGTCTGAGTTGACAGAACCAAGTACCTATCTTATATGGTAATATTCCCAGAAAGAAAGTTATACCACTTAAGATGGCGATAAAATTTAATAGTCGTAATTCCTTATTCATTTGCCTTGCTCTCCTTTATATACTCGTTTTTTTTTTTTAATCTTCGCTTTTTAAGTGTTCGAACTCGTCTTTGGTTTTATGCTCAGCAAAGGCATATCGTCGATGATCTTAAGTGCTGTATTAACAGAATCTAATTCATCCTTTAATTCTTTTCTGTAGGTATACAAAATACATATAGCCTGATCTTTCATAGATTCTTGACTCATGTTTCTCTCCTTACCTTTATATACTCGTTTTTACACCTTTTTGGTGTCCATCCGTAGTATACCATAAGGGATTAAATATATCAGGATTAATTTATTTATTTTGTGAGTTGAGCGTATATATAGGATATTAAGCTATATAACGGTATACAATGCAATTGTCCTCTTCCTCTTAGGTGGATGGGAAGGCTAAGTTAACCCCCTATATGTTATTATTATACTGCTCATCTTATAATATAAATAAATAAATAAAATAGATATATAATATATATATATATAATATATAGACTTATGAAGAGAAATGCAATTACCTGTTTCTAGAGGTGTTTTCTAATGTAATTCTTTTACATTGACCAAAAACCTCCGTACACCTTCGTTCGACCAAACTTCCTCTTCAGGATAAACGTAGTACCACAATTCACCGTACGAAGGTTTTTTGCTGACTTATGAAATTGCATTACATATAATGAGCTTAAATAGGAAATAAGGTAAAAGGAGCAAAAAACAGGAGTTTTTAGTATGCCACCTAAATATAAGAAAAAGAAACAAGTAATTAAAAAGCTACTAGCCATAGATCCTGGTACTGAAAACCTAGGATGGGCCATATTTAACGTAGCAGGTAGATTGCATAACAAAGGAGCACAGCTTGCTGTCCGAGAATACAAGTATATGGATAGTGGAGTATTTCAGATAAAGAATAAATCCCTTGACTGGATGCAACGTATGGACTTGCTCCTTATAGATGTCCAGAAGATACTCCAGGATATACCTATTGACGTAGTAGTAATTGAGGAACCTGCGATCTTTATAGGTACTGCAAAAGGAGAAGGTGCAAACAACTCAGGGTCTGTCCTGAAGCTTACTGCAGTAGTGCATAGTATAAGGTCAATGGCGAAAAGGATGGGTTGCAAAGTACACCTATTGGGGGTACGTAAATGGAAAGGGAACACTAAGAAGGAAGACACCCAACGTCGTATTAACAGAAGCTTTGGTATAAACATCACTCAGCCCGATCAAGCTGATGCAGTAGGAGTAGGCCGATATTTCCTGATGAATCTCAACAAGTAATGAGATTGTCAAAAATAATCACATTTTTTGCTACATGCCTATACCATAGGCTACCATACCATGGACACACCATATCCAATACCGTAGAATAAGGAGGAATTGTGCCTGCTAAAGTGCTGCATGTCGTATATATTATGCATGTAAACAACTCGAGGATAAAAGGAAATGGGATAAAAGGTTTGGGTAATTAATTGTTAGGGTATCGGGATATGCCTCCTAAGTATAAGTCAAAAAGAAAATATAGCAAGAAGGCCAAATTCAAGAAGGAAGTACTAACAGATAGTACTCCAGCAAGGGATGATAAAGGCCATCTTCTCCCAGGACATACTGCCAATCGCAATGGTCGTCCTAAGGGGAGTAAGAACAAGTATTCCATAAAGGAATTAATGGATGCTATCAAAGAGGTCGAACTTGAGACAGGTGAATCCTTACTCAAGGTCTTTGTTATGAAGGGATATGCAGATAAAACAGTAATGATCGCTTTAATGAAGAAATTACTTCCTGACCTTAAATCGATCGAAGGAGTTATGGCGAATTTCGAAGCATCTATGGAAGACGAAGTTGCAAAGAGCATACAAGAGGAATTATTGCAGAGGTATAAATAGTGCTTATTGAAACCGTACATCACGATTACATTGCAGGCTATGTTGCTAATCAGCATATTGATTGGACGAATGCTACTCAGGATATACTCACAACTGGTGATCTTACTTTGGGTGATGGGGCTACTATTGGTATTGTTTCTGACGATGATTTACTTACGCTTACTTCTGATAATCTTACTATAGCTGGTTCGTTAGATTGTGGTTTGCTCACAAATGCAGGTGCTTGGACTTGGACAGGGAACACGACCGCTGACTGGAGCGATGCTCCTAAAGTTATAGATATCCAAGACTCAGGGGGTGTTGTGTTTAGAAACGGTGGTGGAAGCTTACTAGAACTTATACCTGCTGTGCCAATCTTATTCTTTGGTAACATCACGGGTAACCCCGCTTATAGTTTCCGTGGCTCTGGTCTTACCACGCTAGGTGGGAACTTATTAGTAAACGGTGGGAATATTGGAATAACTGCTGACACAGACATTATCGTTCTGTCAGACGCTAACAAAGTCTTTATCGATCAGGACATCATAATCAAAGCGGGTTCTTTCACTTCTTTGTCTGATGCTATAAGTTTTGGAAACGAGAATTTGAGTACTACCGGTAATATGGCTGCAAGCACTTATTCTAATATTAATATAGTAGCCCCAGAAGCTATCTTAACTTTAAGAAGCACTGGTACGTATTCCACAATAATTTTTGATCGAGGAAATTCAGATAATTTTGAGTTTAGAATGCGTAGTGAGGGAACATTTTTCAGGGTAAGTAATTCTGAAGATAATGGCTCATCATGGCAAGAGATGTTTACCTTAGGCAGATTTACTACAGACCCGCTACTTACACTAACCGGTAGACGACCAACTATTAAAACAAATCTTGTTGATACGTCTGGAACTGGTATCTCAGTATCATTCTTTGACCCATATATAACTAATAATAACACAACTATAAATGCTGGCAGATTTGCCTTTTTTGGTTCGCTCAATCAGGGTGGAACTCCATCAGTGACGTACTGGTACATAGACCCGCGATCAACACCAAGTCATTTGGCTCCCATATTTAAATTGAGCACAAACGGGTTAGGTATAGGGCTTGCTTCAACAACATCTCCATCTAATCCTTTACAAGTTAATGGCATCACACAATTAGGCGATGGTGGAGTAGCGAATTACACACAGATATCATCAACAGGAAATATAACGCAAATGGGTTCAGCAACTGCGGTACTTTTGCAATTAGAAGTAACGAATAATGTTGGTTTTTTTGGGACAACTCCAGTCTCTCAGAACCAACTGCAAACAGGGGTTGGAGCTTCAGTTGATAACGTGATAACAGAGTTACAGAGACTAGGTTTAGTTAGGCAGGCTGCATAATGGCTGATATAATTATTTCAAAAACAATACAAAATGTTAACGTAGAGAAGGCATCTGCGGGTTTTTTAAAAGAGCATCCAATTCCCCAAATAGATGATCCTGATAATCCGGGAATACTAATTAATGCTTACACTGTGAAAGAGTGGTTTACAAAGGTCATCTTTGCTTATGGTGATCGTGAAATAAAGCATGGATTAAAACGTTTGGCTGACGAAGACAATGAATATACAAGTGTATTTGAATGAAAGGAAACAAGTAATGAACATTAATTTTAAAGAAATGTTGCTAACACTAAAAGGTGAGCCGTTAGAAAAGCTCGTCAAAAAAGAAACCGATGAAGTACCTGTTCCTGTAGCATTATCTTTAGGTGAAGCTTGTGCCGATGCTTTACTTGGGATGACTGACTCAGACCGAAAAGAATCAGGCACAGACAAGTTTAAAAGATGGCAACTCGCTAGTAAGATTCTTGAAGCAGAAAAGATCGAACTCACTGCTGAAGATGTGACGCTGATTAAAGATCGCGTTGGTAAAGTGTATGGTCCAATATCCGTTGGTCCTATTTATAACTTGTTAGAAGGCAAACCACAGAATGGCTAATGAAATTGCCATAGTCTATCCAGTATCTGGATTAGCAACTGTAACGATTGCTATCTATAAACCTGATTTAACTATCAGGGATGGACAGACTGCAGAAGCTCTTTCTGACAGTGGTCATCTTAATCTATATGGCAATACCGATGCTATCACTGTAGTAGCAGGTGACATAATCAAACCTGCTGTCGCTGGAGTTAACTTTGGAAACGGCGGTATATATAAGGAAGCTGAGAACGACGTTTGGGATGCATTGCTAACTGCCTCAAATCATAATGTTCCAACCTCTGCTGGAAGAAGGTTACGTACTATGGCAGCTCATGTTATTAGAAATGAACTTGCCAGAGGTCCAGGAACAGGTAATAATCAAATTCAATTTGATGTTGATGCTTCTGCAGTTAATGGCTCTTACGATCCCGGCAGAGTATGCATCATTGCAGGAACAGGTGTTGGTCAAAGTAGATTAATCTATCAATACAGAGGAAGTGACAAAGTAGCAACAGTCGACCGAAACTGGAAAGTTAATCCTGCCGATGATAGCGAATTCATTATTATAAGTGATCCTGGTAGAGAACACGTCAATGAAGGACTTGCTCAAAGCGCAACAGCTAATACAATTAAACTTAATGAACTGGCTTCTGATGAGGATGATGTATATCGAAACCAGATGGTGTTCATTCGGTCCGGCAAAGGTGAAGATCAAGTTAAGAGAATAATTGGTTATGATGGTACAACAAAAATTGCAACGTTACCTGTTAGTGATGATTGGGCTGTTATTCCAGATTCAACTTCGGCATACGTTATGCTACCACTGGTCTGTGTTGAAACTCAAGCTATAAAAGGAACAGAGCTTACTGCTAAGACAGGAGAGAACTTCGAAACCTTCTTTAACAATGGCGGTCGAACAAGTGAATTGATAATGGATCTACTTAACGCGAATAAGATTATCAACACTGACACTACTCCCTGGCAACTAGAGTATAAGCATAAGACAACTGGAGATATACTGCTTATTCAGAAGATGACAAATACTGAGGCTGAGAATATCCGTAGTATTAACAATGTTCTTGGAGGCCTTACTGCACCATAACATTAACTGAAGTTTTTTGGAGGATAGTCCGATGTCCAAGAAACAAGAAGTTGAAACGGAAATAATCGCTATAGAGTTTTATCGCCAAGTCCATATAGACTGGATAAGGTTCTTAGCAATAAATAATAACTTTGATGATTCACTCGTTGGAGATATAAGTTATCATCAAACCCTAATTAATAGTTACGATGATGATCTGGATATATTAAGGGAATTTCTTTTACAATGCTAACGACTACGCAAATTAAATGGTTAGGACCTAAATTGGCCCTATACAAACCTTTGGAAGACGATAGCACACAGAGTGATTTCCATAAGTCCAACGCTGACATCAAATGGTTCTTTGGTGGGAACCAGTCAGGTAAGACTCATACTAATATGGTTGACCTGGCTCAAGTTGTTTTAAACATCCATCCATTTAAGAAGATTAATAAAGGAACGCATTGGTGTTGTATCGAATCCTGGGAACAGGTCCGTGATATCCTCTGGGCTGATAACCTAGAACAGCTTATTCCTAAACACCATATAGCCAACATCGTTTATGGCCAAGATAAGGTTCCTAGAAAGGTCTTCTTAAAGAATGGACACAAGATCGAGTTCAAGGCCTTCAATCAGGGAAGAGAATTATTCCAGGGTAGAGCTATTGACTCCTGTTACTGTGATGAACAATGCCATCATGATTTTGTTGGTATATTCGACGAGATCCAGGCAAGGCTATTAGTAAAGGAAGGTTATATCTCTTGGTCTATGACGCCTGTTCTTCCACAGCCTGAACTAGAAGAGCGAATCGAAGATCTGCCTGACACAGATGAAGTGTTCTATGCTAATCTGAATTCTAACCGAAAGAGTCGAGGCGGTTATATCGCAGATGACAGAATAGATAAGCTCATCGCTAGTTGGCCTGCTGAAACACAGACGACTAGAATCGAAGGTAAGTTCGCATCCTTCCATGGAGCAGTGTACAGTACGTTTAGTAGACAGGTCCATGTTATTAAACCATTCCCGATACCTGAGGGATGGGGCTTATATAGAGGATTCGACTTTGGCTTCACTAATCCTTTCTGCTGTCTATGGATGGCAAAGGATAAGGACGAGAACTGGTACGTCTTTAGAGAATACTATAAAGCCAGGACTGGTATACAAGAACATATCAGTACGGTCAAACGACTTAGTGGTAAAGAGCAGTACTTAGTTAACTGGGCAGATCCTGAAAATGCAGAGAACAGATCTGATATGAGGAAGGCTGGTATTGTAACCAGGTGTGCTCATAAAGATATCGCTCGAGGTATTGAGTTGGTTCAATCTAAGCTAAAGATCAAAGAGAATAAGAAGCCGAGCCTGTTTATCTTTAACACCTGTAGGAATACGGCTCGAGAGTTTCCTTCTTATCATTATCCGAAGGGAACTAAGAAAAATAATCCTGCTGATATACCGGTAGGTAAAGACGACCATACTTTGGACGTTGTTAGATATGTTGTCTATTCAACCGATGGCAAAAGAAAGAAGGGCAGCGTAAGAGCTGCATAGAAAGGAGTAACCAATGGGAATGGAAGAAGGAAATATTCCAGGAACATTCGAAGGACAGTTTGACTGGTGGGACAATATGTCAGATAAAGAAAAAGAAGAATATTTTAAAGGAGAATCAAAAGATGGAAACTAAAAGTGTTAATATTGCAGTAATGTTAAAAAGTGGACAACAGATTCTAGTAGGTTTCGATGAACTGTCTGCTCCGAAGATGGCAAGAAAAATGCGAGAGGATATCTGGGGTCCCAATCCAAATAAGTCCTTCTGTATTCAAGACTATGCAGAAGATAAAGATCCAAACGCATACATGGTTGTCGATACTGAGTTGATTGCTCTGGTTACTATCATCGAGCTAAAGAGTCAGA